TGTTTACAGAAAAGGAATCGTTTATTCTCAATTGGATTCGAGAAATATCTAAAATTAGATCAGAATTGAAAGGATTTGCTATATGTCCGTTTGCCTCAAATTCAAAATATAAAATTATAGAATGTTCCGCAGAAGAAATTAAACCAATTGAAGGTTATCAAGTCATCATTTATATTATAGAAGATCATTTTGATTTATATGAAGTACAATCATGGGTAGAATTTTATAATATAAAATATAATGATTGGAAATTTTTCGAAGATTGTGGTTCATATGATACATATATTCAGGGAATTAAAACTAATAATGGTAAATATAATTTAATTTTGGCTCAGCCCACGCATAAATTAAGAAAACTGAGAGAATCATTAGCAAAAACTGATTATTATACCCTATGGGATGATGACTATCTTCAAGAAATACTTGAAGATGATTATGATATAATCAACGGGATAGAAACCCCGTAAAAAGTTCTGATTCTAACAAATCAGGAGAAACCAATGACTAAAAAAGTTGATAAAAATTTAAATTATATGAAAACTGAGTGGGGAACTCAGTATCTATCAAGTGAATATGGCTGGGAAGAAAAAATTCAAAAGCAAAAAATGCTTCGTGAAATAACAAATGATGACATGACTCCAAAAAAACATGATTTTTTAACTCAAAATGAACTTCATTCAAAGATTCGTAATGATACTGATTATGATGATTGGGAATATGGTACAGAGCCGCTGATTGGAGCATAAATAAATATAAGAATGATAGTATATTAAATGCCGATAGAGAGAGTAAGTAAAACATTTAAGGATATAAGTCTGTCTTTACAGATTAATCCGTTGAATTATGACTTGATTGAAGTCAAAAATGAAAATGCAATTGCTCGCTCTCTTCGTAATCTTGTACTTACATTACCTGGAGAGAGATTTTTTAATCAAAATCTAGGATCAAAAGTTTCTCAAAGTTTATTTGAGAGTGTTAGTGAAGTTTCTGCCTCGGTAATTCAAGATGAAATTCGCAATACAATACAAAATTATGAACCAAGAGTGAATTTAATTGATGTAAATGTATCTCCAAATGATGAATATAATGAGTTTAACGTAACAATTAAATATTATATCATTGGAATTGATACTCTACCACAAGAACTTACATTTGCATTGCAATCAGTACGATAATGTCTCTAGTAAACTTTACAAATTTAGATTTCGATCAGATCAAAACTTCAATTCAGGATTATTTGAGAGCAAACTCAAATTTCACTGATTATGATTTTGAAGGATCTAATCTATCAGTAATTATTGAGATGCTTGCATATAATACCTATATTGCATCATATAATGCAAACATGGTAAGTAATGAGGTCTTTATTGATAGCGCAACTCTTAGAGAAAATGTTGTATCTTTAGCAAGAAATATTGGATATATTCCAAGATCAAGAAAAGCATCAAAAGCAAATATCAGTTTTTTCGTAGATGTTATAGATTCTACAATCAAAACAATTACATTAAAAAGAGGATCTGTATGCAATACCTCTAATTTTAATGGTTCTGGATTTGTATTTTCAATTTTGAATGATGTCACAGTTCCTGTGGTAAATGGAATTGCTTCATTTGATTCAATTGATGTTTATGAAGGTTCATTCACAAAAGAAAATTTTACTGTAAATCCAAGTAATAAAAATCAAAGATTTATCATTGAAAATAGAGGTGTTGATACTTCCTCTCTAGAAGTATTGATTCGAGATACTGAAAATAGTAGTGGTATAAAAAAATTCACAAACTCAACAAGTATTTTAGATATTACTTCATCTTCACGAGTATTCTTTCTTCAAGAAATTGAAGATGAAAGATATGAACTTATTTTTGGAGATGGTATTTTTGGAGAAAAACTTGCTTCCAATAATTATATTGATGTTTCATATTTGATTTGTAACGGTTCTTCTGCAAATGGTTGTTCTTCATTTAATTTCAATGGCATTTTAATAGACGACAAACAGAGAGCAATAAATCAAAATATTTCATTAATTACAACGAATAATACTTCTTCAAGTGGTTCAGAAATTGAATCTATCAATTCAATTCGCAATTTTGCTCCTAGATCTTATTCATCACAAAACAGAGCAGTCACAGCCTCTGATTATGAAATCATTATTCCAAAAATTTATGATGAAGCAGAATCGGTAGTTGCATATGGAGGAGAAGAATTAAATCCACCACAGTATGGAAAAGTTTTTGTGGTGATTAAACCTTTATACAGTTCATTTTTATCTAATGTAATTAAAGATAATATTAAAAATGAACTTCGTAAATATTCTGTTGCCGGAATAGTTCCTGAAATAGTTGATTTAAAATATCTGTATATTGAACTCGATTCTAACATTTATTATAATTCAAATATTTCTTTAAATAATGAATCTATCAAAACAAAAGTCATCAGCAATATTACAAATTACGCAAATTCAGAAGAATTAAACAAATATGGAGCTAGATTTAAATATAGTAAATATCAAAGTTTAATTGATAAAAGTGATTCTTCGATTACATCAAATATTACAAGAGTTCAAATACGTAGGAATTTAAAAGTAAATGCAAATTCCTTTGCTGAATATGAAATATGTTTTAAAAATCAATTTCATATTAAAAATATAAATGGATATAATATAAAATCATCTGGATTTAAAGTCTCGGGAATATCAAAAACTGTTTACTTTGGAGATACTCCCAATTCAAATAAGAAAAAAGGAAACCTATTTTTATTCTATTTAAATTCAGAAACTCAACCTATAAAAATTAAAGATTCTATTGGTACGATTGATTATGAGACAGGTGAAATTATAACAAATCCATTGAAAATCATCTCATCTGAAAAAAATGAAGATGGAACTTCAATCATAGAAGTTTCTGCTGTTCCAGAATCAAATGATATTTTGGGAATACAGGATCTTTATTTGCAGATAGATATTAATAGATTAAATGTAAATTTGATTTCCGACAATGTAGAATCTGGTTCAGATACTTCAGGATCAAATTATATTACATCTTCAAGTTACACAAATGGAGTTTTAGTAAGAAATTAATATATGGAAAGTACTAGAATTAAAATTAGTTCTATCGTAGAAAGTCAACTTCCTCTTTTTGTGAGAGAGGAATATCCTCTTGTTAAAGAACTTCTTACTGAATATTATAGATCACTAGAATTTAAAGGTGCTTCTTATGATCTATTACAAAATATAGACCATTATGTAAAAGTAAATAATTTATCAAATTTAGTAGAAAGTACAAATCTTACTTCAGATGTTGAATTTATTGATACTGATATTTTTGTAGACAATACTGAAGGGTTTCCAAATACATATGGATTAATTTACATTGACAATGAAATCATTCTTTATAAAACTAAAACCTCAACATCGTTCAGTGAATGCATTAGAGGATTTAATGGTATTACAGAATTTTCAGTCGGAAATACTGAAGATTTTTCCTTTAATAGTACTGAAGTAGAAAATCATTCAACCAATGCATCCGTTGTAAATTTAAGTTCTTTATTTTTAAAAGAGTTTTTTCTAAAATCAAAAAAACAATTTTTACCAGGTTTTGATGGAAGAGAATTGTATGAAAATCTAAATGAAAATATATTTTTAAAACAATCAAAAGATTTTTACACTTCTAAAGGAACAAATAAATCATTTGAAATTTTGTTTCGTGTCTTGTATGGTAAAAATGTCGATGTTATTTTACCAAAAGATTATTTAATAATCCCTTCAAATGCAGAATATAGGGTAACAAAAAATATTGTTGTAGAATCAATAGAAGGTGATATTGAATTATTAAACAATAAAACAATATTTCAAGACAAATATGAGAATATTCCAAAATCTTTTGGAACTGTTGTTGATATTGAAAAATTGATAAAAAATGAAAAAGAATATTATGTTCTAAAATTAGATTATGATTTTGATAAGGATATTAGTGTTTCTGGTTCAATATTCGGAGAATTACAAATACATCCTAAAACAAAAATTATAGATGATTTGTTTATTGATTCTGATACTATCATTGTAGATTCTACTTTAGGTTTTTCATCAAGTGGATCTTTATCACTTAAGGGAGCTAATGGATATATTTTAGTCAATTATAATGGAAAAACAGTTAATCAGTTTTTAAATTGTTCTGGAATTGTTGAGAACTTTATCACAGGAACAGAAATTTATGAAAATGTATATGCCTATGGATATGCAAAAGTAAACGGAATAAAACAGGAAATAAAATTTAGAATTAATGGTGTATTGTCTGACGTTGAATTACCAGATAATACTTACTATTATCAAAAAGAAGATACTGGAAGAATTGTAACTTTAGGTTATAATCAAAATTCCTTCAAGGACAATAATTGGATTTTCAATAAGACTGTAAAATGTAATGTCAAACAGTTCACCCCAGACGGAAATTTTTCATATATTATAGAAACATATGATGATAATGGAATTTATGCTGGAGATTCAGTCCAGATAGAATATTTAAATAGAGATACTGGAAGTAGAGAAACTATATTAACTAATGCATTAATTCCTTCCGGAAGTATTCCACAAAAATCATTTAAAATAATTACAGATGGAATTAATATATCTAATGTTTTTTCAATTAAAAGATTACTGAGAAAATATTCAAATAAGTATGTAACAGATGTTTTAAATGTATATAAAAATTTAAATGAAAATGAAATTTTTGTGACATCATCATCATTACCATCTTATATTTCAAATACATCATTAAAAACATTCAAATATACTTTAAGTGGATTAATTTCTAATGATATTATACCCATTCAGGATCATGGATTTATTACGGGTGATGAGATTGAATATAAATTTGATACCGATAGTCAGAGTCTTGGAATTTCTTCTGGTATATATTATACCAAAAAAATTAATGACTCTCAAATAAAACTTTATAGTAGCAAATATGACATTGAAAGTGAAAAATTTATTAAACTTGAATCAACTAATCTAACTTCTTCATCAAATAACATTATATCTTTAACAAGATTATCAAAAGAAAATGACTCTATAGATTCTCAGAGGCTTGTAAGAGTAATTAAAAATTCTATATCCGATGGAAAAATTTATCAAACCCCAACAGGAACAACTGGAATTTTA